TGGTCGGCGCCTAAACCCCCTTTTCAAGAAAGAAGATAAACAGAAATGCCTGCATTCAATACCCCTAATACGGTGGCCCTGACCGGCGACGCGATGTTCTCGGGTTACCTCGAGCCGATTTTGGCTCAGGACTACTTCGCGGAGATTGAGAAGACCTCCGTTGTTCAGCAGATCGCCCGCAAGATCCCTTTGGGTCCGACCGGTGTGCGGATCCCGCACTGGACCGGCGATGTGACCGCCAAGTGGGTCGGTGAGGGTGATCAGAAGCCCGTCACCAAAGGCGACATGGTCAAACAGGACATCGTCCCGCACAAGATCGCCACGATCTTCGCTGCTTCGTCCGAGGTGGTGCGGGTCAATCCCGCGAACTACCTGAACACCATGCGGCAGAAAGTCGCTGAGGCGATTGCGGTTGCGTTCGACGCGGCGGTGCTGCACGGCACGAACTCCCCGTTCGGGGCGAACGTCGCGCAGACCACGAAGAGCGTGAAGCTGTCGGGTGCCACCGCGGCGGACACCGCGTACACGTCGCTGAACGCTGGTCTGCAGCTCCTGGTCGACGCGAACAAGAAGTGGAACGGGACACTGTTCGACAACCAGGCGGAGCCGGTCATCAACGCCGCGGTGGACGCCAGTAAGCGCCCGCTGTTCATTGAGGCCACCTACACCGACATCAACTCCCCGTTCCGTTCGGGCCGGGTGCTGGGCCGTCCGACGTTCCTGTCGGATCACGTCACCAACGCAACCAACATCCTCGGCTTCATGGGTGACTGGCAGCAGGTGGTGTGGGGGCAGATCGGCGGCATCTCCTACGACGTGTCCGACCAAGCCACGTTGGACATGAGCGCCAACGGTGACGGCTCCGGCCTCGTCAGTCTCTGGCAGAACAACCTCGTCGCAGTGCGCGTCGAGGCCGAGTTCGGCGTCCTCGTCAACGACCCCGCAAGCTTTGTGAAACTCACGAAGTGAGCCTTGCAGTTTCGGAGGGGTCGGTAGCCCCGACCCCTCCGCGCTGCGCGTTCAAAGGTTGCGATAAACCACGCAGGGGTGATTTTTGTGTTGGGCACGCTAATCAACGCGCAAAGGGTCATCAGCTAGTCCCACTCCGCAAGTTGCGACTTGACTGGTCTGAGGAAGACCGGTTCTGGGACAGGGTTGACCTGAGAGACTTTGGTGGTTGCTGGAACTGGTTGGCCTGTAAACGTGGGACGTTCCCTCTGAACAAGATTCCAAAGGAATCCAGATCACGTACCGTCATGGCCTACAGGTATTCCTACAGTTTCTTTCACCCCGACGAGAACATCGACGGTGTGACGATCCACCATACTTGCGCTAACCGGCAGTGTGTGAATCCTGCTCATCTCCAGGCTATCTCGAACATCAACAATGTGGCTGAGATGAACGAACGGCAGCACTATCTGCGTCGGATCGCTGCACTTGAGGAACGGGTGGCCGAGTTGGAATCGCGGTTGAAAGGTTGCGAATGAAGATCAGAAATAAGGTCAGCGGCGAGGAAGCCGACGTGCCGGAGGTTTTGGCCGGTGTGCTGGTTTCGGCGGGCGGCTGGGAGGCTGCCGCGGAAAACGCGGTTGCGGCAGAAGCGCCGGCCAAAGCCCCGGCGAAGAAAGCGCCGGCGAAGGCACCGGCGAAGAAAGCCCCCACGAAGAAGGTTGGGGCGTGAGAGATGGCGTTCGCGTCGGCATGTGATGTGGCGGTGCGCTGGTCGCGTGCTTTGACCGAGGAGGAGAAGGCGCTCGTCGAGGTTCGCCTTGAGGATGTGGAGCGTCTGATTCGCCGCAGGATTCCCGATCTGGACGCCTGGATTGATTCGGGCCGGCTGGATGTGGAGGACTTGGTTCAGGTTGAGGCCGATGCGGTGTTGCGGTTGTGCCGCAACCCGGAGGGTTTCGTTTCGGAGACCGACGGCAGCTACACCTACCAGCTTTCCAAGGAGTTGACGACGGGCAGGTTGCAGATCCTGCCCGATGAGTGGGCGACATTGGGTGTTCACCGCAATCGGTTGACGACGCTGGTTCCTTCTCTGTTGTTGGGCGATGGGCACACGATTCTTAGGGCGGAGATTTAAAGGCTATGGCAACTGTTATCACGGTTGTGGGTGTTACAGCCCTCATCTATGAGGTTTTGGAGCGGGATTACGGTGTCCCGAAGCCCACTGGTGGGGGTTTGGGCACCCTCCCCACGGGCGGTGGGTCTGGTGGTTTGACGCAGACCCAGGTTCAGGCGATTGTCGACGCTGCCATCGCCAACCTTCCCGCTGGCGGGGCCGGCGGGGTGACGCAGGCCCAGGTTGATGCATCTATTGAGAAGGCGTTGACTGATGCGGGGCCTGCGATCCAGGCTGCTATTGCTTCGCAGGTTGGCAGGGTCACCGACAGGATGAGTTTGGACTCCACTAAGGCTGGTGACGGCTCGGTGGTGTTCGAGACGAACAACCTGACTAGTGCCCAGCACAAGGTGGGTGTCGATTTCGTCACCCAGCGGGGCGGCGAGGTCAGCGTAAACGGCAAGCGGGTGTTGACCGTCGATGATGCTGGTGGCGGTATCGACCAGGAGGCGGTCGATGCGGCGGTGGCTGCGGCTACCTCGCAGTTGACCACCAAGACCGAGTACCAGGCGTTGATCAACGCTTTGTGTTCCGCACCGTTCGTCGGCATGACGGGCAATGTTGTCAACAACGTCGCCAAGGTCGGCGTGTGGGTCAACATCGCCAAGCAAGAAATTGAAAACCTCGAAAGCAACCTGAAGTTCGCCTACGACAAGACGGTGGAGAACAAGACCGCTATCGCCGCGCTCCAGGCGGCTGTCGCGGCCCTGGAAGCGTTGGGTGTGGGGGGCGGTGACGGCACCGGCCTGACCGGCGAGCAAGCCCAAATGATCCTTGACACCGCTACCGACCTGGGTGCGGCGAAGGCTCGGATCGACACACTGGAAGCCGACAACGCCTCTCTGACAGCAAGACTCGATGCGCTTGAGGCGACCATCACCGGTAAGGCCGACACGTCTGAACTGGCGGAGGTCCTTGACCATGTGGTGCAGACCTACGCCACCAAAGCCGCGCTGGCTGAGTTCGGCGGCGACGTGGAGAACGCGGTCGCAAATGCGATTGCCGCCACCAACACCACAGTGCAGGCGGTCTTGGATGCGATGAACGGCCCCGACGCGACGGTAGACAGTGTGCGGGCGATGTTCTGGTTGCTTAACGATGTTGTGATGGCGCTGATCGACGCAACTGGAATCGAAATCGAAGGGAAGGTGAAACCGTGACTGCAAGTAACAAGATGGCCCCGATGATCGGCAGCAAGGACCGTATTGGCGATCCGACGCGGATCACTGTGCCACTCCGAGGCGGGGATGATCTGTCCGGGCTTGACGGTCGTGTCACCGCGTTGGAGCGGCGGCAGTGCTGCCCCGCATCAACCACACCCGACCCGGCGTTGGTGCGGGTCTCCAACACCGCTGTCGGCCAGGGGGAGTACGTTGTCACGGCGCTGAACACGATGACGAACCGGTACATGCACACCCCGGGTGAGTTTGACGATTACGCCTTCGTGTTCCTGGCCTACACGATCCCGTCTGTGGTTCCTGGTGGCTCGACGTGGACGATCAAGGTCACCTACGGCGGTAAGACGATGACCTACCGCAACGAGTTCCTTACCGGCGGCTCGGCCACTGATGCGACTCGCGGTGCGGTGCAGTATTACGACCTGCCGATCACGCCGGGTCAGGGTCCGCAGGAAGTTGTGGTCACGTGCACTACCGGGTTGAATCTGACTGGCCGTGCCGGTAATCCGACGTACACGTTCGCCTCAAACTCTGTGACGGTGAGCAACTGGGTCGGCAGCGCGTCGTCGGGATGGGCCGGTGGTACTGGCAGCAACGACAGGACCACCTTCGGTGCGCTCGGCGCTGACCGCCGCTACATCGGTGTCTCCTCAGTCGCTACCACCCCGGCACGCACGTATGTGCAGTCCGGTTCCGGTGGACCCGCGAAAGTTTTGTGGGAGGCGTCCGACAAGGATGGCCGTCGCATCGTCGTCTTTGAGGATCGCAAGCCGCAGCCCGAGCCATTGACAATCATGCACGGCGGTGGAGCGAAGTTCGCTGCTGGCGCTTTAGTGGTCAACGTGAACGCTCCGTCGAAGGTGCTGTGACTATGGAAATCACCAACGGAGAAATCAACGTCGACCTGCCAGAGTCGTTGGCGAAGCTGCTGCTGGCCGGGAAGTCCTGGGCGGAAGGCTCCACCGAAGATCACGGTGACCGGGTGGAGGGCCGTGGAGAAGACGACACTCCGATCCCGATGACACGCATCCCAGGTGTCGTTGACATCTCCATGAACCGGCTGAAGAGGCTCGTCGCTGACGGCACCATCCCGCACGTCCTCAAGGACCGCACGAAGCTGATCCGGCCCTCGGACGTGAAAGCCGCACTCACCCAATGAGCCTCCTCGATAGGGGTAATCAGTGCGTGGTTGTGTACCCGGAGGAAAAAGTCACCGACGCGGACGGGAACACG